CACGGCTCTGCAATCTTCCGATAATTTCCAGATGAGTACCTACATCGCATTTTGAAACGTATGTAGCATATCTCCCCCATGCTATACATGGAATATAGTCGGAGCCGTATTGTCTGTTGCTTGCGGCAATTACATCGCATACTCTTCTATTGGAAGCAGATGTGCGCCGTAAATTAGGTTGAATGCAAATATACGCATCCATTTTTACTTCATTTACATCCGGCAATGAATTTACCTCTCCACCACACATGGCATCCTGCGCAAATACATAAATGTGCTTATGATTTTTTCTATTGATAGTCCGAATTTCTCCTTGGACTTCAATCTTCTCGTTTTCTTTGATTAAACACTTTTCCAAAATAATCTCTGGAACCAAGCAAATTAGAATATCATCTTTATTGCTTTTTCTTTCGCTTTTTAAGCGAAATTCATAAAAGTTCTCACCATGCGACGAATGAGAGAATTTAATCTTACTCGCCACGGTACCTCTTAATAAAATTGTATTCATCTTGACTTTTCACTCCTTATTTGATAAAATGAGCGCAAATAACACATAGTTATTTACTACTGGAATAGCAGTTTGATTTGCGGTCAAGGGTGCTATTCCTTTTCTTTTTTGTATGTTCCCGGTTCATTTGCATAAAACTCTCCGTCTTTCACATAAATTGCACCAAGTTCAATTAAATTTGCAATCAATTCTGGTGTTGCCGGTTTAGCATCTGTCTTAATCATTGTCACTCATCCTTTCCTAATATAAATACTGTTCTTCTTTGCACTCCGAATCTCTCTGTGTCTGCATGAGATTCAAAGTATATGTCAATTCTATTTCCCTTTATCGCACCGCCGCAGTCCTCGGCTATAAATGTTCCAAGACCTTTGATTTTTACCTTTGTTCCATACGGTATTACTTTAGGGTCAACCGCTATTGTTCTTCCATGCTTTGGTATCTTGCCAGTAGAAGTTATCTTTCCGTACCCCTCTGAACAATCGCAACAAGGACAATATGCAGTTATCAAGAATTGAACGCCTTTCCTTTCCTTGTGTTTCTTCTTTGACTTTTTCTTTTGCTTTACGTGTTTTGCGGATTCCAAAGAACTGTTCGTATTTGCATTTGGAATCACATTTACCTGCGGTTCTTCTGTTTTTATAAATAACGTATCTTCTTGTGCATATTCCGGCTCGTAAGCGTATACATCCTTAAACACGCTTGTTGCCACCGTTATAATAAGAAGAAATGTCAGAACCGCCAATATCATCTTCTGAATAATAGGCTCACTCCCTTTCTTCCAAAAGCAGACGGAATGTTTCTTTTCCCTTTGGAGTGACATACATCTGCTGTCCTGCCCAACCGTTCTGCTCGTTGTGCTTGTCCTTTAAGACAAACAAGCCGTTTCCGCTCTCTGCGTATTTGGCATATGGACGCAATTTTCTATGTTTCCCCTGTCTGAAAACATATCCTTTTTCAATAAGAAAAGAAACAAATGCTTTTTCTCCGATACCCAGTTCCTTTGCGGTGTCACGGATGTTGGTATTCAATTTCTTATCTACCAAAGCGTCAAAGTAATTCGCCTTTGGTGTCATTTCCTCAATCTGCTTGTCCTTTTGAGTTATGATGTTCTGTGCCACAACTAATGCGTTGGCTACAATCTGTTCTGGAGTAAGATTCTCCTGATTGGCAATGTAACCGCCATTCTTGCGGATAGATGGAAGCACCTCGCCAGTTACCCATTTACGAAACTTCTTTGCATTCGGCTTATCACTACGAAGAATAACAGCATACAATCCGCTTTCTGTAACAAACCAAGTCTCGCCCTGACGGGGTAAGTCTAACTTACACCGCTCGTCATCTTCTAATCTATCCGCTACACTTCTGCTATTTGTAAGTTCAAGTGCCTTACACACATCAGCCAAGCAAAACATAGGCTCATTATCCTTTGTAATGGTACGGATTTTTCCAAACTCTGAATTTTCAAAAATCTGTAAATCGTTCATGTCTACTCCTTTCTTTACTCAATAAAATAGGAAATTTCTACACCAAAGTAATTCGAAATCTTAATCAGTTTATCCGTCTTTGGCATTGATTTCCCAGATTTCCAATCCGAAAAAGTACTTCTAGCCAATCCGAGTTCATCAGCCAATTTATAAAAGGTAATGTTTCTCGAATTAACAAGCAATTCTAACTTTTTAAAACTTTTCTTTCTATTTCCCTTGTCCAAAATCTCATCTCCTTTCTTGACTTGCGTTAGGATTTTCGTTATAATAAATAAGCCATTTTAGGTAAATTCATCTTAGGAGGTGTATACCTTGAAAGCAATTTTGAATTTGCCTGTTCCGCATTTGCAAGGTCGCAATCGTGAAGCCACAGCACGTTAAAATGGAGTGAAATGTAACATCAAGTGTAGCGTAGCCGAACAGAGAAGTTCGTTAAAAACTCGAGGTTGACATTCCGATATTTGTCACACTACACCGCTTGTTCCTTGCAATCTGCCAACTAATGGCAATAAATTATGCTGAACCCAAACTGCATAAGTGGCAGAGTGCTTTAAGAAGCATTGGTGTCGTACAATGCGTCGAAAGACTGCAAAGTGCATACGGTATAAAAATTGGGGTAAATGACTGTTAGTGACGGCACACTAACAGTCTTTTTACCGAAAATCCTTTTTAGTTGTTCGATTTTCACAACTATGTCTTGATAAAAGTTAGAAAATCGTATATACTATGAATTGTGCAAAAAACATAATATAAATTTCTCAATTTTGAATTGGTTCCTAACTTGTTTTTATAATACATTAGGGAGTCTTGTTTGTCAACCCTAAAAGTTGAGAAATTGCAACTTTTTTTGATAAGGAGATTTTCTATGTACGAAAGATACTGTAAATTAAGAGATTTAAAAGGTTTAAATGATGCAAAAGTAGCAAGATATTGTGATTTTCCCAAAAGTACATTTTCCGATTGGAAAAAGGGTAAAAGTGAGCCTAAAATTTCAAAAATTAGAAAAATTGCAGAATGCTTAGATTGCTCTATTGATTATTTGGTTAATGGAAAAGATAAAACATATTCAGAAGAAGATGCCCTTTTGGACGCTCATATTTCAGAAGATGTAGAACTAAAAGAAGCCATTAAGAAATATTATACCCTCGATGAGAAAGCCAGAAAATATATTTTAGAGGGAATTGACCTGCTTTGGAGAGCAAACAAAACTGATACTAAATAATGATACCATTCATTATTGTATAAATAAAAAAGATTGGAGATGTGTTTTATGAAGAAACTATTAACAGTAGTAACAACGCTAGTGCTTACTATTTCAGTATGCGTTCCAACAATTTCAAAAGCCGCTATACCGGCAAGGACAATGGGAATATTTTCAGAGTTTGCAGACGGATTCAAAGAGGGATGGTCTGGCAAGAAAGAGCCATCAAAGAAAAAATATAAGAAAATGTGTAAATCCTACAATTATTCCAAATTGAAAAAAGGCAAGTACAAGGGAAAGAAAATAAAAATCAAGGGTAAAATAGAAAATGTAAAGGAAGATACATTGGATAGTGACTTGACCGTAATCGTAAAGTCTGGTGGAAAATACTATGAAGTATACATGAGCCAAGGCTACCAAGAATATTATGGCTACAGAAGAGGAAAAACGCTTTCCGTGTGGGGAACTGTAAGAAGAACCGCTTATTATGTCGTAAAGAGAGATGGAAAGAAAAACAAAAAAATGACAATACCATCTATCAAATCAAGATACGACAAACTGTCATAAAAAAAAATGGAGTAGGGTTTTTATCCTACTCCATTTCATTATACCTTATAAGTATTACCTTTCAATCTTTCTTTTTCTGCAATGTACCCGTAGTAATATCTCAACGAATCTACGTTTTTCATCTGAAAAATGATTTTCTTCAACTTTCTTCTATATTTTCTGCGTTCTCCTATCATAAATTTCCTCCTAGCATATAATTGTAGGGAAAGGGGAATTTGCAACCCCTCTCCCAAAACCGAAACTTGATTACATGGGATTGCCATGTAATATATTATATGTAGGATTCAAAAATATTATTCATCCTTTTCGGATTTTTCCTCTTTTTCTGCTAACTGTGCTTTCAATCGCTCGTTCTCTTCCTGCAAAGCAAGAAACGTAAACTCCGTCTTTGCAAGCTGAACCTTAAGTTCTGCGATTTCAGCAGACAGTTTCTTTTCCACATAGTCATTGAGTGTAATTTTGTTTTCATCCATTTCTTTTTACCTCCTAAATTTGAATTATTTATTGTAACACTGGGAATATTGCTATTCCATTCAGGTTATCATTGGTTATGGTGTTATACTGTGCATTAACGGATAGTTTTCCGTCCTTGGCATTAAAAGCCACTCTAACACATTCACCTCTACTAGTTACCATGTTGTGATACTGGACAACATCTGCTGCACCGGAATCAACCGGCATTAATTCTGTTTGAACAATGCTCGCCCAAGGGGATGCTGAAGCGATTGGATAGTTGCGAAATACTACGGCTTTGAACAATCCACCATTCATGGTAATACCATATAATGTAGTTGAACTCGGCGTCGTTGTTGTTACACTCGAACAATGCTTCTCAAAAGCAACATTGGCATTTAATGTAGTGGTTCCTGCTCCACCTACACGACCAATAGACACACTTCCACCGTAACTATTCAGATATAATGTTGTTGCGGCATCATTTGCATTAACTGCTTGGATTGTCCTTTGTCCAAGGTTCATATGATTTCCGTCAGGAGAGGATATTCGCAAATCGAAGCTAGTTAAAGAAGCATTTTTTTTACTGCCAATGCCAAACGGTGAAGAACAATACATAGGGTCAGTACCATCTTCAATACCATTAGTATATTTCCACCGTCCAAATCCATAATCTCGATAAATGGTTTGGTATGATTTTTTGGTCCAATCGCCAGTAAAGGTTGTAATATATAATCCAGGGTATGACCAATCGGAAATAAGTTCGATTTTTTGACGTGCTGAAATCGGACCTACCATGTTATAACGAGAAACATGTTCAATACTAATGTCGCCATCACATGTTAATATTTTAGAATCAACATAGCCATTTGCATCCCATTCATATTTGGCGCTACGATAATATGGAGCGCCATCGCTCGAAAGTTTAAGTTCATAAATGTTTTGTTTACCTGATGCGAGACTGCTGTTTTCTGTGTAGTTTTTGGATAGTCCATTCGTTTGGATTTCAAATCCACCAATCAAACCGTTATCTATCTCTGCATTTGCACCTTTTAATGTTGCACCAGTGATTGTTCCGGTTGCCGTCACGTCTTGCGAAAATATTTTTTTAATAACAGCAGAATCCGCAAAAACCTTTTCAACATCAAGTTCACTTGCTGTTATGCTTTTTGCTACGATTTTATCTGCATTTACGGTCCGGTCAGTAAGTATATATCCATCCAAAGTATCAACTGTTTTACTTTGAAGTTCTCCTAAATTATTCAGCGAATAAAGCAAACCATTTTCGCCTTTTAGCAATATTCTGTCTGCCACTAAAGTGCCGGCCGTAATGTTTGCGGCGTTGACTTCAACACTGTCTAAAAAACCAGTGATATGTCCTTCTACGATTGTTGCTCTATCAATAAGACCAACTTCTGCAAATAATGTAGCAATATCTGCAACTTCAATATTGGATAATTTGATGTTTGCATATTTTAAATCTGCACTCTCCGCTGACAAATAGCCTAGGGCTGCTACCTTTGCACTAAGGTTTTCTGTAGTGATAGCCTTTGAGGACAATGTATCTATCTTTCCATCTACTGCTCGCAGTGATGTAATAGTTGCGTATGTCAAATCAGCATTTTCGGCAGTAATATATCCAAACTCACCTATAGTTGCTTTCAGATGTTCAATATACGCATTATCTGCCGTCAAATCCGTAATAAAAGATTTCGACACCTTTTCCCATTCAATCGTAGCATCCGCAATCTTTGCGTTGGTGATTGTAGAATCTTTAATCTTACTATTCTCAATCGTGGAATCCGCAATTTTACTATTTGTAATAACTCCATCCTTGAAAATAGCACCAAGGATTGTACTAGTAACCGTTCCGCTTGCCTGCGCCATTGTTCCACTATTGTAACTATTTGAACCACTGCTACCAACTGACGATGAGTTTGATTCCTGCACTTCACACGGTGATGTAATCTCCGCATAAAATCCACCATCGTAGTGCAGCGTCATTTCTCCGACAAGCACATACTTCTTAACTCCGTCATAGTCCTCGAACGTAAGCATTTCACCAACCGACATAAGAGGATGCCAGTACATTGTTTCGATACTCGCTTTATGGTAAACAAACGCCTTGTTCAAAAAGGATAACCCTGTTTTCCACTGCATTGGCGTAACTTGTCCTAAATACGTATGAACCGTATTTCTGTCAAGCGTTTCGTATAATATCCAAGGTGTTTCAATCGTCACTGGATAATTCTCTACATTCGATACACTGCTTGCCTTGTCATTCAATACGACCGTGGATTCACCCTCGTAATATCCAAATCCAACATAGTCACTGTTTGTCTCGTAAAAGTACCAATTATTAGCCTTTACAGATACGTTGTTTGGACACATAAGGTTGTTTCCGAAAATCGCATTAGAATCATAGGTATCTCCATTAAATATAGGTCTGTAATTGTTATCTGCTTGCAACTCTGGTAACTGCTTAATATAAAAAGCACCGTTTTTTTCAATCACATTTGCACGTAACAAAACTGCTATACCAGACAACAAATCTCTCCATGTGATTCTGCTTTCCCAATCCCAATCGTAACCATCCTCATCATTGTCCGCAAAATTTGATAACATAGGAATCATCAAATGGTACAACTTATATTGTTTGATTGACGATAAAACATCTTTCCAATTATCAATGTATAGCGGACATCCTGTGACACGCAAAAAGTCTTGCGGAAAATACTCCCAATAATAAACGTCGTCACGTGTGTAGATAAACTGCAATTGGCTAGGTACGTATTTTTCTTCCAATTCCGTTTTGTGATATTCGTTTAGCGAACTAATGACAATTTCTGCTCTATCCATGTATTCGCTCATTAAACCGTTTCCAGTAAATGAAACAGTATCACCGTTGTATGTTGGATTTTCTTTTACAACAAATCTTCCGATAGGTACCGGATATGCAAATTCATTTCCTATAAGAATCCATGCATTTACAATAGTTCCTTTTAATGTATTATCGTAATATGTCTTTGCAATAAGGGCATCCGTAAAATCGTTATTTTCTGCATACATTTCACAACTCATAGTAGGACTATAAGTAGAGCCATAACTGGCAAATGAATCACTAACACAACCTTGCGATATACTTACAGATATTAGCGTTTCTTTTCCTCTTGTGCTTACACTATCCGAATTTCCTGTACTTATACTCAAATATAATTCTGTTGCTATGTCAGTATAGGAAACTGCACAGTCTCCAGTAATATCTGTTTCATCTTCTGTGCAGAACACGTACCAAGACATATACCTATAATCATCCGAAATCATCATGCTTTTACAATCAATCGTATTTACGCCACGTTTATACACACTTCCGTTATTGATAGCATATTTTACGTAGTAATGAGTTTTGTTATAGTCAAAATCCAAAAAAGACAAACTAAACGAATCTCCGATATTTACATCTTTTACAAGTGAATCATATTTCAATGTATATGTAGGGTCGCTTTCCAAAACATAAAAGACTTTTGCTGTATAACTCATCGCTCCACCGCCTGTATCTGTATGCTAGACCAAATAAACTTTCCATTAAGGAAAGTCATTGCGTCAAAACTAGGGTTTCCAAAATAAAACTGCTTTGTTTCTTTTTCTCCTTTTTCATTGGTGAACTGTATGTAGCCGTACCGGTTTGATAAATCATCCGGGTCTGCGTACTTCATCAACTTCTTGATTTCGCTTGGCGTCAAATTTGCCGGAAATGCCATGTCAAGCGTTACTTTCTTTGCAACTATCTTTCCGTTGTAAAGTGCTTTTGAACTTCTCCCTGCTTTTGCGTTCCACACTTTTTCTCGTGAGATTTTCCATCCCTCATATTTTGGTGTTGGCATATCTTCTAAACTGTCCTTAGTCCAACCAAACTTCAACGTAAATGCCATATGACACCTCCTAATTTTTTCACATAAAAAAGAGACCCATTTGCACGAGTCTCCTTCTTTAAGCCATGTTCCAAGAAATTCCTTTGTTCTTGGAGATTTTCTTTGCGTTGTTCATAATTGCCGTTGTTACTTTTGTTCCGTCAAGGTAAACATCACCGCCACCGACATTTGCATTTGATAATTCCTCTTTGATTGCCGCCTTTGTAGCCGCATAAACAGCCGGTGCAACCGCTTCGGAAATACCGGTAGTAATCTGTTTGTTATTTGCAACAACGGACTTACCATTGTCGAATTTACCCATCATTTCACCGTGCTTTGCACGGAACCATCCATCTTCCGGAAAGCCACCGTTAGCATAAGTCTCGTAATTCAATCCGTACTTTTTCAGCATTTTGATTAGTGATTTTTCTGCATGACTTACGAATATCTGTCCTTGCTGACCTATTGTCACTCTGTTTTTGGCATTATTTATAGCAGCAGTCAATTTTCCGTAATTTACTTTTCTTCCGTCCATCGACTTAACAGAAGATTTTAATTTACCCTCTGTCACATTGTTAATTGAAGCTGAAACATCCAATGAAAACTTTTTCTGTTGTAACTGTGTTTTAACTGCGTTATACCAACCTTTACGGAGTTTAGGGTCGATATTCACATTTATGTCACGGTTTTTCATGGTTTTCATCGCAACACTTAAATCTCCAAGATTCTTAATGCCAAATGTCTTTACGCCAGCAGTTATCGTCTTACCTTGCAATCCGTTTACTTTCCCCTGCAAACTATCAACATCATCACCGCCAGATGTTTCAGCCTTAACACTTACTGATTTTGGTTTCAAGGAATCAATTTTTTTCTTTAATGCGTCTGTTGACTTGTAGTTCTTATCTGTTATCTTTCTGTAATCTTCCCATGTAATTTCACCATTTTCGAGTGCTTTTTTCAGTTTGTCCTGTATAGATTTACTTTCGGAAGATGAAATTCCAAGTTTTTTCATTTTCTTATTAAGTGTATCTACGGCCTTTGAATATTTCGTCGTTTGTGTAATTATTGGTTTATAATCATTGAGTTCTTTTTTGCCTTTATCTATCTTGGTAGCAACATTACCTTTGCTTTCACCAAGCAAATCCAAAAAGTCTGCTGCCGACTGTACGGATTGTTTATCAGTCATTGTCTTATAATTTTTATCAAGTGCTTTTCTTATCGTTTTCTCCGATATTTCTCCACTTTCTAATTTTTTATTAAGACGTCCAACAAGTCTATCCACTGTATTGGTATTAGAACCATAACCGAATTTGTCCATCATCTGAACAACTTCTTTAAGCAACATAGACTTATCATCGGTACCGCTCGCATACCGTTTTACATTGCCTTTTGCGTCTCCACCGGCAGTAATACTATTTTCCCACCATCCATAGGCGGCAACAAGAGCAACTCCCATTGCTCTTCCCATTTTACTCCCTAAACCGCTAAATTTATCCGTCAAACCTTTTGAGTTTATTTTTGCCGACATTAAGGAATTACTTATTCCATTACCAAATACAGTTTTTAGCGAAGTCCAAAGAGTTTTTAATTTTTTATACGCAAACACTCCGGCAAGAACGCTTGATAATTTGAACGCAATACCTAACGGGTCTCTAATGAATGCCGAAATAGCCACTTTCAAAGCATTGAATAATCCCTTGACTATTATTTTCCCTACTTTCAAAAGTGTTTTTCCCCATTCTATTTCAGAAAGAAAATCTCCAATTGCTTTTCCTACTTCCCACCAATTCACGGTAGAAAGTGCGGTGTCAATCGTATCAAGTATTCCAGTAATTCCATCACTGATTGTCTTTCCTAACTCCTGCCATCCAGTTAATCCAGTATTTTTGCGTACTTCTCCCATCTCTTCGAGAAATCCATTGATGTAATCTCCAATTTTCTTTCCAAGGTTTTTGTATGGGAAGTCTACCATAACGCCAAAAGCAAACTGAATCATACCACGCAACTTCGCTCCAAGTGATTTTCCTGCTAAATCACCGTCAAAAGTATTTATGGCAGCCGTTATACCCTCTTTAATACTTTGACCGAATTTAAGCCAATCAAACGTCTTGAAAAAGGTGTATGATGTTTCAAACCATGTATTCAATCCCTCGGAGAAATTTTCTCCAAGTTTTGTCCAATCAAGGTCTTTAACAAATCCATTTAAGAACGTAGCAAGAGATTTAGCAATCTTCTTCGTAGTCTTTTTAATCTTTGTCCATGGAATGCTTCTCATTCCCTTGTTAATCCAGTTAGCCAGTGCCGAACCGAGAGAAGTAAAATCTCCACCTTTCCATGCGTCAAGGATTGCTTTCTTCATCTTCTTATACAACTCAACTGCTTTGTTCTGGTTGCTCTTAAAAGCATTATCCCATATCTTTTCATAGTTCTTTAATGCGTCGCTAATATCCTTAGAAAGGTCAATATTAGCATTCTTATCGTCATCATCGTCATCGCTATCACTATCACTGTTGTCCTGCAATTTATTTACAATATCAAATCCCTGCAAATTGTCGGCGGCTTTTTTTGTCTTTTTAGCCGTCTTATCCATGTTCTTAGCAACTTTATCCGTATCGTCTGCCGCATCGGAGTAGTCTGGTACCTCTGGTGTTTTCCGTGAACCATCCGTATCACCAAGTTTGATTCCTGCCAGTTTCGCTACCCACTGTGCGAAATCCTGCAAAACCATAACCACAGCATTCATATATGGGTACAATTTTTGAACAATCGGCATAAACAAGGAGCCAATTGTCAAAGCCAGTTTCTTAAATCCAGCCTGCAACATCCTCAACTGGTTTGCAGGTTGGTTAATTGTCCGTGCCAAATCAGCATATGCAACCTTTGACTGTTCCAACATAGTCAAAACGCGCAACTGCATTTTGGACTGTTGCGAAAGGTTCTTAATACTTTCTGTAACACCGTGATTCATCGCAGTTTGTGCTAAGCCAGCGGAGGTGATGTCAAGTCCGTATTTATAAACGGCTCTGCTCTGTCCGACAAGAGCTGATTGAAAGTTTTGCATAACGTCAGCGGTGTCTAAGTTTGCTAAAGACGCCCAATCTGCGGATAACATAGTAAGTGCTTTTGAAGTGGCAATTGATGTTTCACCAAGCATACCGGCAGAGTTCGTAATCTGTGCAATAGCGGCGTTGTAGTTCATAACCTCTGTTAAATCCAAACCAAGGTTGTGTGAAAAAGTATTTGTTGCATCTCCAGTGTTATAATCAACATCATATCCAGTCAACTGCTTTTGAAGTTTTCCAAATCTTTTACGGAAACTTCCTGCATATTCTTCCGCACTATTATAACCGGCTTTCTTAAACTGGTTAGCACTGTCTTTTCCAACCTTATCAAGCGCAACCGAAAAATAGTTAAATTCCTCAATGTAGTCCTGCGCCGAACCAATTGCTTGACCAAATTTCTTTACAGCACGAATTACCAAAAAGAACTTAGCATAAAACATACCGATGCTACTTACAAAACCTTTTGATGATTTATGTGCGCTTTTTAATTTGTCTTTTAATGAACTAAGTGCATTTCCAAGTTTTTTAGTGCTTGTTGATGCTCTATCAGAAACAGTGGAAATTCTACTACCGCTTGACGCAAGGTTTCCAAGACCTTGAATTGTGTTGGCTACGTTTGAGTTAATTTGAGGTGCATTTTGCAGTTTTTTCAGCAAATTCATTACGCCCTTACCAAGTTTCTTAAGGTTTGCAACTGTTTCGCCAACACGTTTCCCTGCATTTGCAAGTTTAGCAATACCATCTACAACTTTTGTAATGCTAATATCAATTGCATTTGCAGAAGATAATTTACGTACAAGTTTTACTACTTGCTTGCCTAATTCAGGAAATTCTGTTGTTACATTACTAATATACTGACCGCTATTAGAAAGTCTTGCCAATGAACCCACAACACGTGTCACAGTGCTTTCAATTTCAGATACACTGCTAAGTTTGGTTGCTAAATTTGAAACAGAAGTTGCAATCTTTGTCATTTTGGATGTATCAAATCCAGACATATCTACTTTTGAAAGGTTTTTAACTGCATTTACGGCAGATGTAATGCCACCAAGATTCTGAATGTTTCCAAGATTGTTAAGACCATTTGCCAGTGTATTCAAACCACTGGCAGTACGAGATAATCCACCAACATCAATTTTCGCAAAACGCTCAAATCCTTTTGCAATTCTATTGTAGTCGGTTGCTTTTACTCCGCTTAATGTTTTGGTAGCATTTCCAAGTTTTGATACTCCATTTGCAAGTCCACTTAAATTGCTACCGTTAATCTTAGACAGTGAAGATGTTAATACATCAATTTTACCAACAAGATTTGTAATTTCATCTTTGGCACTTTTTGCCGTTGCATTTATTTTAATATCCAACGATTCAACTGTTTCTGACATACTAACACCTCACTATCTATCATTTGCATTACGCAAGATTTTTCAATCTAATAAAACCGTACTTTCCTGCATACTCAATTTTGGCAACTCTGCTTACTTTTGATTTCCACAGAATCCGTACGGTTTCACCTTTTTGAATTGTCATAAGTTTTTTAGACGTAAACAAACGTCCTTTTCTCAAATATGTGTTGCAACGTAATTTACCGGTCCATGTTTTCTTGAATTTATCAAAAGAGCCATATGTGGACATTAACTTTTTGGTTGTACTTCCCCACTTGCCAAGGTAGAAGTGTGGTGTATCAACAATAGACTTCCAATCGCCGCCCCATTTCAAACCAACTTTCTTTGATTTTGCAATCTTAGCAACTTTTCTAATCAGTTTATCGTTATAAAGCAGTTTAGAATCATTGATTGCAATATCAAAAGCAATTCCCAACTGGTGTTGCGAAGAATAAGAACTTCCCGGAGCATTTGTTACTATCTTGCCCGGCTTTGTTCTTCCCTTTGCATAAAGCGAATCCTGATATGCTTTTGTACGAAATCCCTCTGTGATAATCAGATAAATTCCATTTTTTGCACACTCTTTAAGCAAAAGTCCAAGTTTGTAGTTTAACCATGGATGTAACTTTTTTCTGTCAATTCTAATTGAATGTTTTTTTTTCATTTTTCAACACTCCTTATATGATTGTTTCTGGCAATCCCTTGTTCATAGACCTTGCCATCCACTGTTTTTCAATTTCAATTGCTTTCTTTATCTCTTGTTCTTCTGTTTCTTTTTCTTCTATATATTCTTCTTCAAACATTTTTGACATAATTGGACTTTTAATATATTCCGATTTTGCTGATTTATCATTCAAACAACTGTCTATGGCTACAATCAAAGCAGATATGCCATAATTGCCCCACCACATATATTGCAATTCATCTTGTTCTTTTAACTTGAGTTCATGCGCTTTGTCATATGGATATAAGTCTTTTGGACAACTTTCCATAATCCTATCGTAAGAAACTCCATAGGAAAGATAATGAGGTATTACATCTTCATATATAAAATCCGAGTATGACTTATTTATTTTTTCTGTGGCTTCTTGTGGTCTTGCGGAAGTTTCGTTACTTTCTCCGATGCTTCCTCTGTCTCCCCAATCTGGTTTAACAGGTCTCCCAAAAAACCCTTACTCATCAATTCCTCCGTCAACTGCGTAAACAAATCAAGGATTCCTTTATCTGGCGATTCATCGTGGTAATCGTCAAGAATATCTCCTACTTCCTGAACGCTTTCAACTGGATTTTCTTTCTGAAATCCAACGTAAAGCAAATCACGAACACAGCAAAACAATTCTTTAACCTTGCCAATGCCGCCAACATCACTGTCATTTTCAACTTCTTCACTGTCAAAAATTCCAAGCAAATCCTTTGTTCTGTCCATCAAATCTGTGTCGCAGAAACTGTTATATCCAAATCTAACCTTGTATTCCTTACCTTTAACCTTTAATTCCATAATGATTTATCCTTTCCCCACTTTTAGTGGAAAGGAGCCACCCCGAAAGGTGGCTCTCTTTTTTACTGCATATATTATTCGAGTTCCGGTTCGGCTGTCTCTTCATCCTCGCTACTCAACACAGCCTTTTTAGTGTTTCTCGTTGAATAGCTTGTTACCCCACTTTTGTAACAGTGAAAGTACCATCCTTGTTATCAACGACTGTAAGTTGGTCAGTAACCCATTTAGGCACGGTATTCTGAACAACGGTAGCGGTCATTTCAAGAATTTCATCTACGCCGCCTACATCATTTACAGTAGGTGTAATCTGCCCTACATATGCTGCTTTGGCAACACCACCAACGCCATCCGTTCCATACAACTGAATAATGTCGCATTTTTTACCCTCAACATTCAAAAGAGCACTAAAATCATCTTTTTCAAGGTTTCCTACAAACTCTTTTGCGTCAGACTGTTTAATACCCATTTCAAAAGTCTGTGCATCATCCTCCATCGTGGTACTTTCTACAGTGTTCGGTGCAGATGTTGGCGATGGGATTGACTTTGCACGTAACATCAATTTGTATGTTCCTGCAAATCCATCTTCGCTGTGTTCTTTGTAGATAATTCTTGCCAAATAACTTGTTGAAGCCATCTTGTTACCTCCTTAAATTTAATAAAAAAATAAAGCCTTTCGGCTTGTATTTACGTCAATATACGTCATTCTTTCCGATTGTTCTGCTAAATCTAGCAGTTTGCCGGTAAGTGTCTTTTGTATCATCTTGCGTAGGCATTGAAGAACCACGAAAACGCATTGTTTTCATAATTCTCTTAACTTCTCTTATAACTTCTTTTGCTCTTGCTTGTGATTTATTATCAGTCACATCAATTTGAAAAGAAAACTTTTCCGCATTGATTTTATCACCCTCTAAATCTTCTCCGATTTCTGAACCGGGCAACAATTGCAATCTTACAAAAGGAAAAACCGCTGGTGTATTACTACTGCCAACGGAAGAAAAGTTTTTATCTGTCATTTTGTATTTTTTTTTCAAACTATCGGAAAAGTTTGTTTTTATCCTTGTGAATACAGTAGATGGCACTAATTCATCCCATTCCACCGACATATGCACCACCTACTTTCAAAATATTTCTTTCGCCGTTTTTATGATTTTGCTTCTTATATCTTCTCCGGCTTTATACATAGGCATAGTGGCTTTTACACCATGCGTAGGCATCCATTTTTGTTCCTTTTCATTCCAGTACCACCACATATCGTCATAAGCGTGTGTCTGCCCCGGAAATGTACCAACGCCATAAGGAAATTTACTTCCGACTAATGGATTTTTCGTTGGATTAAAATGAACACCTGCACCAAATTCAATAGCAAGCAATATGCTAAACGGTGCGTAACCATCTTGTTCTTTTACTTGCCCCTTGGCAAGCAATATACCATTACACCCAATCTTGTCAGAAGATATGTTTGTCGAAACCGTAACATACTTTCCTAATGGACTCTCTGATATATTCGTTTCAGCAACCTCTACACCACTTTGTAATAGCCTAGAAACAAGTTGTTTACATTTAATAGGTAAATCATCCCTATACTGCAAAAGTTGCTTTTTAAGGGCGTTTAATCCACTTACAGACAAGTCCGCAGTAAATGTTTTTTTCCCCATACTATTTCACATTCCTTTTTAATAAGAACAAGTCCTCATTTAATCCTTCATCTGCAACACCTTTTACTGTGTAATCAGCACTGCTTTCATCTGGAATTGTGTTATCATCATCCTTGTATACGATTTCTGACTTCTTCCAAATCACGCTACCGGATTTCAAAGGCAAATAACCTTTACTGACAATGATTTGTGCATAGTTTGTACTATCATCAATACCATAGTCTTGCCATACAACTTCATTCAACTTATTTGTGATGTTTGCCTTAAACTCAACTGGTTTTGTATAACCAATTGTTGTTTCTCCGGTTTCAATCTTGTTTCCATCATCATCCGTAATGTAAATTACATTTCCCTCTTCGTCTGTATAACTTTCGTAAATTGGAATTTCATCATCTTGTAAAGAATAAAACATTCTTTGTTTGTTTTGCGCTAATGTCATCATGCTTTATCAACTCGCTTATTATACTGTGATGTACTGACACCAAGCACAACACCAAGAAATGTGTCAACTGCTGTGATTGTACCAACAATCTGTTCTCCAAAAGGCAAGTTCCAAATTCCAGCTAACGCAAAGTAAAAGGTTCCTAATGCTGGCAAAAAATACATTGCAATCCACTTTAAAATGTTGTATACTTTATTGCTCATTCTTAACACCTACTTTCTCTTTTAAATGCAAAGACTTTATTTCTTCATACATCTTTGTTATCATTCCATTTCCACCTAACGTATGGTATGCATCATACATTTCGCAAAAATTTGAGTATGCGTATGATGGTATATCTCCAAGTGTCATATACTTATCGTGATATTCAATAAGTTGTACTCTAAGCAAAAGCATTGTTCCTTTACTGTTTGCATCTCTGTCTTTTTTCTGTTCTTTTAAAAGCCAAACCACATAACCTAATACAGATGTAAGGATAATTGGCAATGCAATTAAATATGTTTGCATTAAAAAGTTATTCATACTTTTATGCTCTCTTTCAGTAAAATTATAGTGTTTCGTTGCCCTCCACCGCTTACACGAAACGCCCTGCGAGAAATTTAGATACTCTAAACAACTCACGCACAATCTTCTATAAGACCTGCACAAATGGATAAACGCATTTCAAAATATCATCACGACTAACCCAAGTCCTTGAAATTGAATTTTCGCTATGACTACTTTCAAATGGTGCGCCCATCTGTGCAAAATCATATACTGCCAAATTCTTAATTACGGAATAGTAGTTATCGTAAAGGTCTTTCTCAATTTCCTCATCTGTATAAGATGTTGCCTGATAGTTTCTTCTGTTCTTAACTTCTCGTATAGCATCTTTGACCTTTACTAAAATTATGTCAGCATTAAACGTAGGCTCATTTCCATATTCAATTGTCAAATCTGCAATAATTTCTTCTTGCAGTCCTACTTCCATTGCTTCATCCATAATTCAAACTCCTATAATCCGAATTTTTCAATCAACATTTTCTTTAAATCTGCGCCGCTAATCTCTTCCGCTTTATCAAATCCCTGCTCGTTAGCAAGTTTTTGTAAATCAGCGGTAGACATACGATTGATTTCTGTTTTGGTATAAGACTTAGAAAAAGCAGAGGAAGTATTATCAACCTCTGCCGTTTCTTTAATCTCATCTCCTGCCTTATACCACACACCGTTATATTTTATGGAATGTGTAGCAATCATAGGCTTAGTCCTCCTTAACTTTCATTACAAGTACGCTGTCCATACCCTCAAACGTAGGCAATCCAATCATAGATACAACACAGTGTGTGTTGATTGGATGGTTTGTAGCGTATGTATATACGGAAATACCAGTTTCAACAATGGAAAAGTTTCCGTCTGTAAGACTTCCACTTCTTTCTTCTGGTGTTCTTCCAAATACATAGTCTCCGAGGAAAACACCGGCAGACTGTGCAGATACAATTCCGGTTGGAATAAAATACTGTGCCTTTCCAGATTCATCCATATACAACTTATTGTAGATTTCAATTTCAATTCCATATCCGCGAAGATAGTCAGCAACCTGCGCCTGCTGCAATCTGATACCGCCAGTGTAAGCAGTAATTCCAAGCACCTGTTTCTTTGTATCCTCCGCTTTAAGAAGCATTTCCCAAGTCTCTGTATTCATAGCAAATCTTGTGAGAGAATATCCGGTCTGTTTTGAAAACTCATTTTTTGCCGTAATCAAATCGTCAAGTGGAGCAGCTGTATCTGATTTATCCCAAGCACTTGTTCCTGTAATTTCCTTAAAGTTTTTTTCTTTGTGTTCTGCACCGTCACCTTGCACATACTCAACATCATAAGGGTTTCCATCAATTGCAACTTTTACCTTAGGAATACCGTCAACCGGTGCGAGCAAACTCCAAATCTGACGTTCCGGAACAACTCTTGCTCCTTCAATTAACATCATTGGTTTTTTGCTAATCTCACGTAAAACACTGTTTGCAAGATTTACATTTTCGGAACTTCTGTAGTCGTCATACTGCTGTTCCTCTTCCTCTGTTACCATGTAAGATTCACGATAAAACGGCATCTCATTCGTAATATCAGAGAATCCACCAACATCTCTTAATTCTGCCTGTGCGTCAAAATTAGATGCTTTCAAAGATACTGGCAATCCACTTTTCCCTTTGATAAATCTAAGGTCAAGAGAATCCTGTTTACGTGTTCCAAATTTCTGTCTACCAAGATATGGTTCAGAACCTAATGTCTTCTGATAATTGTTCCACATTACACCAAGGCTTCTTGCTGTAAATGCTTTTGATAATGGTAATGCTGGCATATTTTTCTACCTCCTATTTTCTTATCCATTGTTCTTAGTTGCTTAAATTTTTGGCGCACCATAAAAAGTAACTCTTGGTGTCGCTGTTCTAGCCGCATCAGCAATAGAAAGGCTTGTAACCTTTGTCCAATCAATTGTTCCCTGATAAACGTAAGTTCCCGGTGCATCGCCCTGTGTAACATCTACGTCATGCAAAAGATAACCTTTGCAATCTGCATCATTAGATGGAAAAGGTGTACCAGCCGGCACAATTTTATTTCCATTTTCATCTGCTGTAGATTTCATTGTCTGCGGTACTAAGCAAGCCGCTCCCTCATAAGGGAAGAATTTTAAGATGCCTTTTCCCTGCGTAAAATCTCTTACGATTGGTTTTCCCATAATCCTTTACCTCTACTTTCCTAAATTTTGTAATAGTCTTTAGTTGACTGTTCAGCCGATACATTTCCAAATGAAATACTTTCAGCATTTTTTACATCTTCCGGCTTATCATCGCCATTGTTTCCACCTGTAGAACCACCCGGATTAGGCGTATCGTCAAGTTTCTGTTTCTCATATTCAGCGATTGCCGTTTTTTTACTGTCGGCAAAAATCTGACCGAGAACCTCATAATCTGTAGCACCATCATCTGTAACAACCTTGCTTGCCTGCTCCGCTGTTAATCCAAACTTTTCCATTGCTTTTGCTCTTTGCGTACGAACTTCATCGTTTTTTTCAAGCTGCGCAATTTGTTTGTTTGCCTTTTCAAGTGCCTTTGTTGCTACTTCAAGTTCTGTCATGTTCTGACTATTCAAATCATCAAGCTGCGACTGTAATTCGTCAGCCCTATCAGCCTTTTCCTTATAGCTGTCTGCTCTTTCTTTTTCTTTCTTTGTTTCAGCATTGATAGAATTAAGCAAATCTGAAATCTGCTCATCCGTCGGCTCTGCCACTCCAAAAGAAATAAGTTTCTGTTTTGCCTGTTCTCTAGTCATAATTACCTCCATCAATTCACGTTTTTTAACACGGTTTGCTCCGCTTGAATTGTTCTGTTGTTTTACGCACAACTGCAAATTTTTATAAAATAAAAGAGATAGTCTATTCAACTACCTCTTTATTTACTGGATTGTTATTTGGTTCTACATCTTTGCTTGTCGGGTACAGATATTCCATCCTATCCTTTGATTCAAGAGCAACCGCTTCACTGTCGCTAAACAAATCAACGGTTTTAATTGCTCTTTTGTAATCAACACCTGCTTCAAGTAACATTTTAAGTGCTTCTGATTTTGTAAGCAGATTATCTATTTTGTTATGGTTGATATGTATTTCAATGTCGCTTGGCATAAGCGTAAAATTTCGCTTTATACGCAAACGATTCAGTATAATTCTAAGAGACATTCTTTCCGATTTTTTTAGTATCGGTTCGTTGATTGCCGTTCTTAGTCCTGCATCATAATGTCCGTTTCGTAAGTTTACTGCATTTCCAGTATCACCTCCGGCATTGTTGTTTGAACGATTAGCCAAGCCTTGAATACTCAAAAACCTTTCAAACAAATCATCAAAAACAACTTGACTTTCTGTTTGGTTCAGTTCATTTGTCATAACATCAACATCGGCTTTGTTTTCGCCATTGTTTGATTTAACAACTAAGGCACCTTCTAATCTCATCTGCGAAAATGTATCTTTGTCAATCTCGCAATTCACAAATTTAATCCATGCAGAAACAAACTGCTCAATGCCGTTTACCCGGTCAGAAGATAATGTATTGATTGAATCCGTAATAGGAATTGTAATCTCAATATCCGATAATCTTCTTGCATTATTTGGATATTCCACAACCGGAATAGCATTATTTCCGTTCAACCCACTACTTTTAATTTTTCCGTCAACAATTTCAAAATACTCTCTTTCCGTATAGCAAAAGTATATTGAATTATTGTTTTCATCTTCTCTAATTTGACAAGAAAATGCGGGTTTTCTATTTGAGTAATAAACAACAAACGTATAGCGTGGGTCTTCCGAAAACAAAGCAAAGTCGCTTTCGTCAAGCAAATCTCCGTTTCCGTTGTCATTTCCAACAAATCTATAAGCCGTACCGCAAATACTTCGCCAACGGCAAATATCAATGTCTACTTCTTGCTTGCTTTCAGAATCCATCGTAACATTTAGCTCCGTAATCTCTTCTGATTTCTTATCGTCTGTTCCACGTAACACATATTGAATAGGCTCTGCACATATTTCAGCAGTTTTACGCTCAACAAGTTCATAAGCAAGATTTAAAACAAGTTTGTTGTTTACTTCCGGCCTATTTACCTTTTTACGGTATAAAATAGGCTGGTCTCCTCTGTAATATCTATCAAGGTAATTGATTTCTTTTGCATTCTGCGTGTGAATCGAAAGTGCCTTGTTTAATTCTTCGACAATATTTAATTTTGTAATTTTGGATTTATTTGTAGAAATTACTTTTCTTCCAAAATTGCATTGATTTACTGCCGTAAACGGTCTTATGTTTTTCCCATAATACTTAAACATTAAAGCACCTCACTAACAAAACGTCATTCCACTCGATGTTGTCCTTTGTACTATTTTTTTTCAACTCTGTAGTTCCAGTATCTACATGGTAAACAACTCTTTTTCTGCATTTTTTGCAATTCACAGAAATATTCATACTGGAACGTCCATCCCATGTGGCTACTTTTCTTCCACATCTTGGACAATATATCGTTTTTGGTTCCGTCATAAAAACCTCGTTTCTTGCAATAAAAAAACACCGCCTTTTTTTGGCAGTGTTTTATTTTGATTTCCTCATTTTATATTATATAATAATTGCGATATGACATACTATGACATATTATCAATCTTTGTATGTTTTTCCATATAACTTTTCAAATTCCTGCAATGCTCTTCCGTGTATTCTGATTGTTTGTCTCCATGAATACGTCATTTCATCTGCAATTTTCTCAAATGTCTTTTTTTCAACATACCGAGCAAACAAAATATGATAATAAGTTTCGTTGTCAATTCCATCAATTTGCGAAACAATAAGATTCTTTTTATCTACATAGGTGTCGATTAAATCATCCAATTCCTTTTCCATCTTTTCAATTTTGCAATAGGTAGAACCCATTTTGTCAAAGTTAGGACTTGTCTTTACTCTTTCTTCATTTTTTACAGCAGAAACACTTCGTGCCAGTTCTCTAAATTGCTGTATTTCAGATAACTTATTGTTTATCATTCGGTCAAGTCTACTAATTTGCTGTAAATATGTTTTAGTATCCATAATTTCTATAACCTCCTCTAAATGGGTTTTTTGGAACTTCTATTTTTGCCATACTCCAATTTCCCTCAATGAAGTATGCTAAAGACGCAAGGCAATCCGCCGCATCCTCATGTTTGTTTTTTCCAGTAACCGTAAAACTATACAAATTTGTCATAAATTTTCTGTATTCCTGACTTCTACATCCAACATCACGAAAATAAAACTCTCTAATACTTCCAGCCTTATCCCATATCCTTTGCGCTTTTCTCATGTTTGTAGGTGCATATTCAGAACGTAGATTTATTTTTCGTCCTTTTTTCTTTAGTAATTCTTCGATTTCATCCTTATATCCCTCTCCACCTTGGTTTGCTTCAAAAAATGCACTTCCAACGTCATTATCAATAATCATGTTTGCAACTTTAGGTTTTGTTATTTTCTTTTCACTGTTGTCGAAAACAACATCGTCAATGTAAATTGAACCATCCTCGTACATATAAGCTACCGCAAATGCGAGGAAATCTTCCCCGCCTAAAGCAACGTCACAAGCAGCACATATTCTGTAAGGTTCTTCTTCCGGCAATACACCATTGTAAAATCTCATGTGTTCTGGATTAAAAACTGCACCGTCTCTTTCAATTGGTTCCTGCTGATACTGTGCGTACCAAGATGCCATATCGTCGTTTTCTTCAAACTTTGCTCTTAACGTCCGATAGTATTGCGTTGTATATCCAACACCATAATCATAATCAAAGTTGCTTTCATCGTTTTCATCCAAAGCCGGTATCTTCAAAATTTCATATCTGATATTTTTTGCTTCTGGGTTATTCTGCAAAAAATCCAATCTATCACTATAAAGGTCGTGCAAACTCCAAATTGTACCATTATGGATTAGTTTGCACTGTTCCTTTTTACGTGACATTACATTATTGTCAAAGATAATCTGCTTTCGTTTGAGTGTGTCCGGGTTAAGCACATCTTGAATACCTTCAAGAATATCATCCAATACCATCCAGCCGTAAGCGTCATATTCTCCATTAAGTCCACTTTCCAATCCTTTTCCAGAAAGTGTTTTGTACTTCTTTTTTCTCACAAGGTCTACTTTATGATTTTTTGAATCCGTATCAGCAACTTTTACTTTTGGAAATACATCGGAAAAACAATATGTTGGGTCTGTCCAGATTTCCATGACACCAGTTAAAAATGCTCCGCCTAATCCCTCTTTGTATGTCACATACAAATTGCTTTTTTCTGCGTCTTTTGCACAATGCCATGACATAGCAAGCGTTATTATCTGACTCTTACCAACCCTTGGCGCCATGTGAATAAACAATTCGTCAAGTTTTCCATCTTCAAGTTCCTGCAACTTATCGACAACTTGTTTGAGTGTTTTTCTTCTAGGCTCGTAAAATCTTTCTTTCTTAGGTCTGTTTTTTTCTATGTAAAGAATGTAACTATCAAGAATATAAGGTGCTTCATAAAGCAGTAAATCGTAATATTTATCTAAAATATCATACGACTGCTTGTTTTTTTGAGATTGCGTTTCAAGCCAATTAAAGTCAGCACCATTTGTAATTGATTTTATATACTCAAAAATCAGTTCTTTTGCTCTTGTAGAAACTTTCAATCCGTATTCACGGTCTTTTCTTCCGCAAAGTATAATTTTACTTGCTTCGCAATATGCATCTATTACACTACGGTCTATTCCATTCCGTAATATGTATTTTTCGTATTCTTTTATATTTTTCTCATCTTCAATTGTATGCATTAAAAAAGCACCTCCACACAAGCAGAGATGCTATAATAGGCATCCTGCCTATAATTTTTCTAGGTTAGCGACTAACTCCGTTTGTTAGCCGGAAATTTAATTATTAAACTTTTAGTGTTGCATCACAGCAAGTAGTCTGGTGCAATTTGTTAAGAATTGCATTGTAATTATCAATAACATCGATTGGTGGAACTCTGTAACTCTTAATTCCATACCTTGCAGCCACCTCTGTTTCAATATAACATCCATTCCAATCCCACGCATCACTAATACCAATAAATACATCAGCCTGCGCCAGCTTCTTAATGCTTTCTCCTAAATACCACACTGTTTGATTTTTATTCTGCGGTGGATTGTCCTCTATGTAACTGTCAATCAGTTCCAGTTTTTCTCCCTCGTAAACCTCTGCAATTTTCTTCATCTTCTGAATACTTGCTTTAATTTCCTCTTCTGTTCTGCCTTTCATAGGCACACTTACAAATAACTTTTTCATAACATATTTCCTTTCCGCCATTAAAATGGCAATAGTTTTATTTTACTCGCTTAAACTCCAAGCAAGTGAGTTTTCCATCTTTTCTACGTCTCCACGAAGAAGTCCACTGTTTGACTGTTCCTTTATTCTTTTTTTGGAATCTTACTTAATGTATTTTTGCTAATCGCATCATTTAATGGTTCTAACAAATCATCTATCATTATTCCATTCATAACATTTCCTTTCAGCCGATAATCGGCAACTAACAATTTATCTTAATACCTTCTGTTAAAACTTCCGTCTTTTTCCCATTTAACATTGGTACATTGTTTTCATCTGTTTTTATCCAATTTGCATCAATTACAATCATTGGTTCTTCTCCTGCATGGGCACTGAAATGTAATTCAACATCTTTACCCGGCACTTTTTTACCATCAATAAATAGCTTTGCGGTTTCTCCGTCAGATATTATCTTGATTTTTTCTTTTTCAATTGGCTCGCATCCATATACTGATTTCAAAGATTCATTATACCATTCATCTATTTCCGCTATTACAGCCGATGCACGATATGTAGGCTTACTCATTGTCCTTGTTCTGCTACACAAAACCTCTTGATAATTGTCAACGATAAATTCGCAATCTTCTCCGTTGTACTCATAATCCTTGTAGAATTTCCAAAAAGACTTTATGTTTTTTATAAATCTAAACAGCATTTTCATTTTCACTATCCTTTCCAATAAAGCAAATCTACAACGTATAAAGGGCTGTAACCATAATCATATTTGCAACCTATTGTTTTCTTCATTTATGCACAACACCTTTCTTGAAACTTCGACGCATTCTTCTCTCTTTTCTTCGTTTGTACATTTGCCATCTGCGTTGTATCGGCAGGAAGTTAGGTTGCATTTTTTATTTGCATAAGCATTATTCACATTATCAATCCATTCACGAAACGGAATGTTGCTGATTGTGGCATTATCTAATGCTTCATCAACCGTTTTTTGCACTATTTCTTTTATTGATATTTTCATTCCTCATAAACCTCTCAAAATCTTCCATACACTTATTACATAAATCGTAGGTAATATTTAATATGCCATTTTGTGTGATTGATTTCATACACAACAGACCTACTTTTATCTCTTTCCCACACCTGTCGCAAGTATACCATTCTTTTTCGTGCCGCATAAAAACTAACCTCCAGTATCAAACAGAATACACTTTTTATTTTTCAATAATCTTTATCGTGTCCTGCACTCCATAGTAAATGACATATCTCTTACCATTTTCTCCCTCAAATTTAATATAATTATCATCGTGATTGCTTTCTACGTCAACTTTGCCCTCGTAATGGAAAATCTCTCTTCCGTCCTCTGCTGTTATTGTAATTTCCCTCTCAATACCATTTTCTAGTTCAGACTGGTAATCTTTATAGTTTCTAATTCCGCTTGCCGTAGACTTGTTCCACCAGTTAATACAAAATCCAATCAGAATAGTAATAATACAGCAAACAATAAATGAAGCAATTGAAGCTCTTAAACTTTCAGTCATAAGTCCAACTAGCAATACAACCGAAAGTAAAACAAGAACAATACAACTTAAAATTACCCATTGTCCAAATGTAAACATATTTTCTACCTCACTTTCTAAATAAAAACCTTTTTACAGATGCTATGCGTTGTCTGATAGTGGTTTTTTTATGTAACGTCGGCAATCCGTTTTCTTTTCTCCACGTGTCATTTAGCAAATATCCAGTAACACGAATTGAAATATAATGTCTGACACTGTCTTCTTCCCAATGCGTTTTAGGCAATCTTCCAAAATTCTTCATCGAAACAATTTCAACACGCTTTTTTGACATATCCATTGCATATTTGTTTTCTTCCTTGTCAAACCAAAAAGAAATACCGTCTATCTCAAAGTGTTTCATTTTGCTTAGTTCCATCAATCTACCAACTTTCTACCACACTTAGGGCAATTATTGATTTCATAATCAAAATCCATAAAACTATCTCCCGTTGCGAAATGTATATAAACACCGTGTTCATCTTTGTATATGTAATCTTTGTATTTTGTGCTTGTGTAATCTTTGGTATAAATGTTTTTGCAAAATTCACACATGCCTAATCATCCTTTCCAGTTATCAACTCGCTATGTGGTAATTTTTCAATAAAATCACAAAATATATGCCAATCTGGCAATCTGTGATTTCTTCTCTGCTTGTAAATTGTCTTTAACTGCCTATAATTTGTTGTCATCCTCGCAGTCAACTCAAATCCAGACGGAATATTGTATAACAGTCGCAAATAATCTTCGTTGTCTTTTGTTTTCAAGTAAATTTCTTTCAATCTCTCGACTTCTTCGATAACTGCATCAGACACATAGTCGTTGCACATACACTTAATATCCATTTTGCTGATACAGTGCATTGTTGACTGACTCGATACAAAGTCAATAAAGTGGTATCTTTGCAATTCCACCCACGCCTTATTGCTGAATGTCAAATCAAACTGAACAATCACTCCGTTAAGGAAATTGTCATGCCCTGTGCCTATGTCACATCTTCCAAGATTATCAATTCTATCGGTAAATTTGTCATTCACAGCATTTATATCTACCGCAAACGGATATTTACTTGCTCTAAAACTATCTTCAATTCCAAAAACCTTGATATTTTCTATTCTTGCCATTTTACATCTCCAGTTATATTCGGTTTCTTGTGTTGGAAAGTATTATCCGGTCACTTATTACTATTCTGTCCATACTCTACCGTCAGACAACCAACACAAGCATTTTAATTATTTCAGCAAGGAATACCGAAACGCTTGCTTATCCGGTAGCGAACCGGAACATTGATGTGGTGAGGAATCGAACCTCACATGATGCCTTTGTCCATATCCTTTCGGCTCACTTTGGCATCGTACTTGTGGTTTCCTGCGTCTACCCTTTCCGCCACACATCAGCAAAGGCACCAATTCAAATGACTAATGATTATATCGCAAAACAGGAAAATTCTAGGTGCCTTTGCATTAAATTATTCCCCTCTATCGGGGAAATCGGCAACCGGGGATTTGAACCACGGTTCTTTGTGTATAGTGGGATTCTACACAACGCATTATCCATTATGCTATCGCCGTAAGTACGGATTGGCATACATGCATCTGTGTTTTAATCCGCACTGTTGCGATTCTTTTGCGTCCGGCTACTTTGGACACTGGAAACTACCGCAACAAAACCATAAACCCCACCGGACCTTGTGACGGTCCTTTAATCAGCTTTCCGCTAGTGGGTAAAGAAAGGTTCATGCAAAAGCAAAAAACATGAACAAACCATATACACCGAATTGCCGGTGTTGTATTCCGATTCGCTCTCGGCTAGAACGGATATACATTGCCCCTCTTTGTGATTCGCACTCCTTATCACGTTTAAGAGTTCAAGGGATATGGTAAAACTCTTAATGAGTTATAAAATATATCGCCACAATGGACGCACAAAAATTGATTATTGACATTATTCTATCACGAGGTCTTTCGCCTAACACTATGTTCAAAAACGAAACTACCACCATGAATCCAAAATAAACCACAGCAATGTATCGAATCAAAAAACTAATCATCACGGCTCCTCCACTCTTCTCATCTGTGGTCGTATTCGACATAATCAGATGCATAGTCACTGTTCATATTCTCGCACACAAAACCATTCTCACGGCTATATGCAGCATATTTACAATTTCCACAACACAGTTTTTCGTTATCGTCCATCCTTGAAGTCCTCCATTTCTTTTACACTCATTCCAACAATTCCTGCCGAACCATCCGAATCCGTATTCTTGAAATACTCTCCGTTCTGCGGAAACATGAAACGGAACATTGCGTAATTTGCTACGTCGCAAAGATATTCTGTGTTTCCAGTTTCTTCAAACTTCGCAAGACACTTTTTAAGACTTCCAATCGCATCTACATTTCCTGTTGCGAAATTCCTACTTGCCTTGCCATATTTGTAATAACTCTGACATATCAACGCTTTCCGCTTATCGTCAAACGCTTTTGAGTATTCTGTTTTCAACAATTCATTTTCCATTCTCAAAACCCCTTTTTTATTTTTTCGGGAGTATGGGGGACTTAGTAGGCGGTTTTTTAATCCCCCAATAGAGGGGTAGGGGGTAGGCTGCTAGTCCTCTCTTTTGCTCGGTTCGTAAAACTACAATTTTACGAACTTTAACGCTTTTTTGTTGTTTATCCGTCTTTTTGCTCGATTTCTATTGCCTCTTGTGCCGGATTCGTCAACTTTGGAAGCTCGCTATCGGCTAATGCTTGATTGTTTTGGTTGCCGACCTGCACCGGTGCCGTCTCCGCCATCCCATACGCCGCCTTTGCAACAAATATCAAATTGGCGTTCGTGCCGCTCTGGTTGTGCAAGCGATTAAGCGTGAAAGATTTACAAACATCGAACCATTTTTTGACTGTGATGCCATGCGCGCTATTAACTCTATACAACCCATTGGCCCAATCAGTAAAGGTGGTTCTGTGTATACCAGTTAAAAAACTAAATACTTCCAATGTTGGTAGTACTTTATACTTAGCACATATACGAACATAGATACTAAATAAATTATCTAATAATTCTATATCATCATGACTAGGCTTTTGAATATTATCCGCGATATAAAAAATCATAGATACAAAGTTATCTCCAACACTTTCACTATCTCCATCTAGTTCAGTATCTATGTACTCATCTACTAACCTGAGTATGTCGTTCTGGTATACTTCAATACCAACTTCGCTTTTAACTGTGTTATCTTTCACAACATCACCTCCAAATATCCAAAATAAAAAACGCCAACACAAGAAAAATAAAAAGTTATCCTCTTGCGTCAGCGTTTATATATGCTGCCGTCTGTGTGCTACTGTTTCCAGTGCAGTATTTATTATCTGCCCTTACTATACACGATATATAGCCCTATGTCAATAATAAATTTATAATATTTATTTGTCGAGTTCGAACCGTTTTTCATAAATCCAGGTGCGGCGTCGGGGAATTTGCCCGACTATATATATATACTTATCTTCTCTAACCTAACCTAATCTAATCTTATCTATGTTACATTTTGAAAACAGAACGATAACAGATTGATAACAAACTGGTAACAGAATTGTATACAACATGATTACAAGTCGATAACAAACTGATAACAAAAACGCACAAAAAAAGACGGCTAAAAAGCCGCCCTTTTCTTCTGGAATCACTCGCCCAAATACTGGCGATATAATTCATCCCATGCGTCAGCCTCTAAATCACTTTCCAACGCATCCGATGCCTCGAACGGCTCCGCTTCCTCATGGTCAAGAACGTCGGAAATATCAACAGTGTACTGTTTTCCGTCAACATCAACCCATACATTCGCGGCGTCGTTCTGAACTCCGTTCCCTTTCAAGGCTTCCTTCTGAAATGAATCGAAATCCATTACGGCAAGGTAAAAATCAGAACCCTCGACAAATTCGCCGCTTTCGTCCGCCTTGAAATACTCTAAGGCGTATTCTTCAACGTCCGTCAAATGCTCATTATAGCGAACGTATTTACAACGGAGATTAGAAAGCTCTTTTTTGGCTTCCTCCGCTTCTTCAATTTTCCATCTTTTCAATTCTTCCGGGTCGGTATCGTTGCCCCAAATGGTATCGCCCTTTTTGAATTTCTTCAGTTCCTCGTTTGTTGCTCTGCACTCCCCGCGCAATAATCTAATTGTGTTCATAATTTTCACCTTTCCACGGTCTCCCGTGCCTTTCTTTATTTGATATATTGATCATATATCTTTGTGCCTTATATGTCAAGTGTTTTTTGTGCCTTGTTTCAAAATTTTTTCTTCCCTTTCTAACTTTTCCGCAACTGCTAATTTTATGAAATCGTTGCAACTGCTATAATTCAACGCCTTTATCCTTTCTTTTGTCCCTATTGTAAAGCGGCAATTTATGCGTTCAAACTTGCTATCATATTTTCTTACTGCTTTTCGTAGGGATTCCGTTGTCTTTTTTTCTTCCATGTGTAAAACCTCCTTTTTTTAATTGCTTCTATTATATAATAATGTGCCTTATATGTCAAGTGTTTTTTGTGCCTTATACATATTGCACAATTTTTGTGCCTTATATTTGTGTATTTTGTATATTGTTTTTGTGCCTTATATTTGATATTATAAACATAACAAATAAAAAAGGCGGCAAGCCTACCAAGCACACGCCGCCACCAATCAAAAAAGAAAGGTAAGCCAACTATAACACAGTTGGCGAAAAGGTGCAAGACATGAAAGAAGCAATAAAGAAATTAGAGGAAAAGGGTTATTACGTTTGCAACCAGTATAACGGATTCGGAACAAACGAAAACGAATTCGAGTTATACAAAGGCGAGGAAGTAGTTATTGACCACTTAAGCGAGGCGCAAGTTATCGCATTGGCGTCATTATTGTAGGAGGTGGAAAAAATGAAAATCAATAAATTATCGTGGGCGGTTGCCTACAAGATTGACAAGAAAACACAGGACGACGGAATAACGAAAGTTGTTACAGTCGCAAAGTTTAACACAGCGGAAGCCGGCGCAAACTTTATAAAAAAATGTCTGCCAGAAGAAACGAAAGAACGTTTTTTCGTGGTAGACGCCGACGCCTTGGAGGCTTGCGAGGATGCGGACAAAATAAAGTGCCTTGAACACTCCGAGGCAGCTAGATTTTTCGCATATGTCGAAAAAGAAGGGGGGTATTGATATGTTTGTATCAGTTAAAAGCCTTACGGCTCTAATCGACCAAGATATACAATTTTATATTGAGGGGGTAGCAAGCAAGGAACAGCACAGCCCGGAAGAGTTTGAAAAGTGGCATAAGTATATAAAAAGCCGGCTCGTAGAACAACTTTCCAAACTGAAAAAAATAAGTTGCAATAAAAAATTGATTGCAACTTATGAAAATAAAACAAACGAGTTATTGAAAAAATAGTCGAAACCGCCCGCGCGGCGGTCTGGCGTAGGATTGCAACCTTGCCACTGATGAGACAAGCACACATAAAGGAGGTTTTCACATGATTATTAAAGCAAGTGATATAAAAATAGGCACACAATTAGCAGAGTCAGACGGCTTTCTGTTTGATGTTGTAGAAATTGTAAAAGAGACAGAAAAAACTGTAACGGTTCGCCTCTGCTCCGACTTTTCGAGTTTTCCGGCACACTGGAGAACACAGAAA